CGGAGAAGAAAGCATTGTTCAAGGCTAGGTCAGGCATTCCTAGCTGGGCATTAAATAATCCCCAGGTGTACAAGTGGGCTAATTGAAGGATTTTAACACCCATCTCCGTATCTCCCTCTCGGAAGAGCCACCATATCTCATCATGGATGCTTATGATGAACAAGGTGGTTATACCTTTTTTCTTAGCCAACCAATGGACGGCTACAAGGAAGATGGAAAGAATTTCCGCACCAGTCCCTTGAATAGCCCAGTTCCTTCTTCCCGGCAGGAAGTCTCTACCCACTACAGAGGGGCGAAGGGCTGTGGTAATTTTTGTGCCCAGCGTAGGGAGAGAGGGAGTGGGGGAATGGATGGCAATCTTGTCCATCATGTTAAAGGCACCGGAGTCTGTCCCACCAGAGAACACTCCCTCTCTGTCAGTAGTCCCTTTCTTAGCCTTGATAGCCAACTTGGCTATCTCGGTCAATTTTGACCAGGGGAGATGGGGGAATTCCCCCTGAAGGAAGGTAGCTAACCCCTTGACCCCTGAGCCGTAGAGGACGGAGAAGTTCATAATCTTCCCACATCCTCTGAGTTTACCCAAGTAAACTTCCTTTTCTTTGGAAACAGGCGTTAGCATGCGATTTCTTGGATAGTAAGATTGTCGAACCCTTCGTTAAGGGAAGGCGGGCAAAGGCGAAGTCTTTCCTGAAGTTCCAGAGCGTATTCTTTAGAGGAGGAGGTCTTAGGGAAGACGATGCCCACCACCTCAGTGTACCCTGCTGCACGCAGAGTTTAACCAGGCTTTTACGGTATTCAGAGGAACAGAACGTCCCTTCTACAACGATTTCCCGCCCTATCGCAGAGTATTGCTTTAGCTCTCCGTTGAGCCATCCTTTAACCTCAGCCCAATTACCGTTAGTGGGGAGGGGGAGGCGGATACGGGTGGAACAGTAATGATTGGTAAACCACCAACGGGACTTTCCTGCTCCAGGGGCACCGATTAATAGAGTTGCTTTCATTGGTTTGTTCTCCCGTTGATTTATTGAGTATATAACCATTATAGCATACCTTGATGAGCTTGACAACCCCCAGGGTATTAGGGCTTAATTTCTTAGCGTGAGTAAACGGTCGAACCCTTCGTCAAGGGAAGGCGGGGACAAGGTCAGGCTGCTGTACATAGCCTCGATGACTGCCGAGGGGACTTGACGTACACGGTTCTTCTGAAGCTCCATACACTCCTGAGGAGTGCGAGGAAAGATAACACCTACAATTTCTGTGTAACCCAGTTCTTGGAGTTGTTTAATCAGATTCACTCGGTAAACTTTCTTACAGTTGGTGTTGTCAATGACTACATTCGCACCAATGGTGGCGTAGTTTTTTAGCTTTTCGTCGAAGAGGTTCTTAACTAGGGCGAAGTTGTCTTGGCTCCCCTCGTCCCCATTCACCACCTGCCGACAAGTGTCTAAGGAGACAACTAAGGAGCCAGGGAAGCAGTTATGGGCGATAGCAGTGGATTTGCCGGAGCTAGGTGGCCCAATTAATAGAGTTGCTTTCATTGTTTTACTTAGTTAAGGTTGAACCAATTATAACTCCCTTCCTCCCGAAAAGGTTACTGAGGGTGGCACCAGAAGGAATCTTGCTGTTGTCTCTGACTCTCTTAAGAGTCGCAGCCTCCTCTCCACCTATCAAGGTGCAAGGGAGGGTCGATAAAGAAGAACATATACCCGTAGTCATACCCAACTTTTACCGAACAGAAAGGGGTGTATAGAAACAAGGCGGATTCTTTGGTGACAGAGTTGCTTCGGAAGAAGATTCCCGGGAGGGAAGCAGTTAAGTTCCCAGTCTCCGTCCACCGAACCCAGTAGTTCCAAATTTGTAGTTGGAAGCCTTTAGGCATTTTCAAAAGTTTCATTTGCATGATGGAGTCTCCCAAGTGAATTTTGCGATTCGTTTGGTCTCTTCAGGGAAGTCTAATGTCATCCGAGCAGGCAGGGATGCATCCCTGTACTCTTTGGGGATGCCTTCCCACCCTACCAGGAACTATACTTTCTTAGGTAAGGGTTTGTGAGCCTGGACTAACCAGACTTCGCTGACGTACAGATTCTTGGTAGGAACCAAGCCCCAACGAGCCTTTAGCTCTTGGATTTGTTTTACTAGCGCACCAGGACGGGTTAACTTACCACTCTTGAGTGCGGTTTCAAGGCGATTGATGTATTGGATAGCTTCTACTTTGGTAACAGGCATGGTTTTGTCCCCTCTTGACTATAGTCATTATAGCTTAACTTGAGGGGAATGACAAGCTTTCTACGGAAGAAATTTGAAACGGTCTGGTACAGTGGCTAGAGTAGCGTCACAGTCAGCTTCCCCACGTATTTCCGGTTCATGTGAGGGCAATAACCTTGACGGAACGGGGAGGCAACCACTGCGGCACGAATATACGGAAAACCATGTTGTCTATTCCTTATGTTGATGGCAGGAAGGGGATTTGAACCCCTGACCTTTGGGTTATGAGCCCAACGAGCTACCAGGCTGCTCTATCCTGCTACTTCATTATACCCTTGGATGAAGAGTTCTGGGGAACTTACAGGGAAGATGTGGTGCTGGTTGCATAACCCCTTCCCTGTAGGTGTAGACTCTTTTATCCACGGCTGTGGAGAGAGCCGAAAAGGCTCTCTCCTGGGAGTCCTACATGCTTCTCAAACAGGGTTAGTTCTTGCATTTGTTTTCGGCGGGTTTACAACAATGAAGGTGGGTTTAACACCGACCGTCCGCATCCGACCTTTCAAGCCGGAATCCTCTACTTTCTTTTGGTGATTCATGATAGATTGTACCTAAACTAAGAGATTTTTACCCTCAAAGCCACCCCTCCTCCCACACTGTAGATTTCTGTACCGGAGGGGGAAAACTGCAAATCCGTAACAGCTTTGGTGTGGGCGGGGATTACCCTGCCGGAGGGGAGGACGATTTCCCCCTCAGAAGTACCAAAGGCAGTTCCTACGTCTGTGTGAGTAGCAATGGCTGTGACCCTGTAGTCAACTTCTTTGGTGTGGGTATTTCCATCTTCTGTGCAGGAGTATAGCTTTCGCCCCATTGAGGGAGCCGCCACTAAGGTGCCAGAAGAGTAGAAACCCACTGCACCGAATTGTTCTTCAGCCCACGGCAGGGAGAGGAAATTGCCGCAATGGTCAAATAGACGGAGAGCACCTTCTTCATCAATAACAGCTAATCTCTCAGAAGGCGCGTGGTAGGCTAAACGGAAACCGTTAGTCCCTAGCGTAAACAGCCTTTCCCCCTCTCTGTTCCAAATGCGGACGAAGGTGGAAGTGGCGGAAGCGAGGGTCTCTCTCTATCTAACCACATAACATGGTACACAGGGGAGTCAAGGAGAGGTATCATATGACCACGGATACACACACCTTTATCCGTGCCAATAGCTAGTTCCCCTGAGGGAGAGTAGGCTATGCTGTACACAGCCCGGTGTGTATCAACCAAGCAACCTTCCTCAAAAATCCTCCCACAACGAGTGGAAACTGTCAAATGCCCATGCCCACTAGGGTGGACGGCGATTTTATTCAATAACATAGTACCACGCGATGATTTCTTTGTTTGAAAGCCCGACAATGATTCGATACTCATCCATAGCTACAGCTAGGATGTTTGCCGGATGGCGCAGGATAGCCAGAGGTTCCTTGGAGAAAACCGTCAGGTTACCTTCTTCTACATTATACGCTAAGTCCCCTTCCTTGTACTGGAAGGGGAAGTGATAGCTCCTCAAGGTCTCCCCAGAAGAAACTTCCCACTCAGTTACAGAGCCGTCCGAGGAATAAGCTCTTAACCCACAGTCGTTGTTGAAGAATTGTAATCGTTTAACTCCTGGGACATAAAATTCCCTAGGGAGGTGGGAGAAGTGCACTGTATCCACAACAGTGCTATAAGCACATATAGGCATAATGTTCCCCCAACAAGCAGCAGTTACACCTCCCCTCGGTACAAGGTTCTCGACAAACCTAAAGGTCTTTGTATCGTGAATGCGGCACCCACCGCATTCTGACACAGAGAGGAGATAACGACCACATGGGCTGAAGTCGATTTCCTTGACCCCTGAAGGCAGGTTGGCTAGGATTCTGCCGCCAATTCTGATGCTAGAGCTATCCCCTGCAGCTATAAGTCTCCCTGATAGAGCAAGGCTTCTAACAGGGGTGGGGGTCACCCCCATGGGTCTTTTCTTAACACTAATCCTCATGGGCAGTCTCCAAAGGGTTGTAGCCAGATACAGTCTCCCCAAAATGATGGAGCATCTCTATGGCTGTTTCTGCTGATATTCCCTCCCTGGTAACAGTCCCCTGGCTGATTCCTTTTACTTCTTCCTCTGTGGCGAAGAAGAGCCCCTCTAGGTTAGAGGGTTCGTGTTTGAACCTGTAAAGATTTTGCTTCATGGTATTAACAGTCCTTGTATCCATAGAGAACCAGGCAAGTCTCCTTCCTCCACCAGTCTTTTGGTGGAGGCATTGTCTTTGGCACAGGTGAGGGTTCCATCGTCGTGGAAGATAAAGATTTTTTCCAGAGGTACACCATTCAACAACTGAGGGGAAGCAGTGGTAATGAACACCGCGCCATTGAGCAGTAGGCTCTCACCCAGTTCCCAGTGCTTCAGAGGGCTAATCCCGCTTTCTGGGAAGGTGTGGGTGGTTAGATGCCTCCATGAGTCTGTAATGTATTCTTGAGCCAAGAATCCATCTTCGATGTTCAGGAAGTCTCTATCTACATGAACCAGGCAATCTCCTTCCCATCCGATGATATCTAGGGCTTGGGGGACACCAATGACGGAGGAATGGCGGAAGAGTTCCATCAACCCTAAGAACTCAACAGGGAAATCATTGCTACCAATGATAACCATTTGCTCAGGGTAGTCGCCCTGTACGTTGATACCAGAAGAAGTCTTAACCTTAAGGTACATGGCTGCCCTCCCAGGCTTTGCGAGCTACTTCACGGAAGGACGCTTCAATGGTGGGAGACCCTAAGCGTCCTTCGTAATTAGAAGACCAGAAGGCTTCAAAGGTCTCATCTGGTGAGTCCCAGGCTTTAAGAGCCACCTCCATGAAGGAGGCTTCGAGTATAGATAGCTCTCCCCCTAGCTGGTTTTCATAATGGGTTGCCCAGAAGGCGGTGAAGTCTAGCATGGTTTGCTCCTTAAGACTAAATATAGAACTATTATAGCATACTTCTTAGGATTTGACAAGGGTTGTAGCCAGATACAGTCTCCCCAAAATGATGGAACATCCCTTGGCTTACTTCCTCTGGGATTTCTTCCTTAGAGATTTGTTCTGGAGTTATCCCTAAGACTACATCCGAGTGTTTCCCCAAGACTTCCCCAAAATACACTTCTTCTCCAAAGAGCGCTTGGACTTCTTCTTCGGAGGCGAAGAAGAGCCCTTCAATGGTTCCTCTCCTGTCATAGTGGAGGAATCTGTAGAGATTTTTATTCATAGATTATTCCATGCTCTGCGGAAAGGAACAATGTGTAAGAGAAGCTAGGCATTCTGTTAACCTCAGTTCTGAATTGTGTTTCCTGGTGACCTCTAACAGGAAACTCCCTGTTTTCAGGAGAACCAGGTTCTTTAGCAGTTCTTCCTTGACTCTTTGCTCAGGTGAAGGCTTCCCTTCTTCCTCAAAGAAGGTAGCATAGAAAACTCTTATCTCCCCGATGCCTGTTGGGGCATTGTCGAAAGGTTTCCACAGGTACACTCCGTCCTCTAAGGTGTGGAAGTCTCCCCAAGCTGGGTCTACTAAACTGGCAACTTTCCCTCGGAAATCTTTATCCAAAATTCACTAATCCTCCTTCTCTAGTATTGTACCCAAACAAAGACCCACCAGGGCCACCGCAAGAGCCGTCTAAGACCAGGGACTCCTTGCCCTGAAACACTTCGTGGTAATGTCCACAAACTCTAACCCACCCTCTTTCCGAAGGAGACCACCACCACGGCTTTCTTTCCCCACCAGGGAACCTGGGGCCATACAGCATTTTACCTCTAACCCTGGAACTAACATCCCCCGGATAGACCACCCCGGACGTAGCTTCGAGATTGCTGGGGAAGTAGGCATGGGCTACACGGTATTCCACACCATTGTCATCCTCTAGGACGTAGCCTAACGGCAAGCTGCTGAGCCAATGTAAGAGGAACTCCTCTTGCCCCTTCAAACTTCCCATAGTCAGGTCGTGTGATTGAGTGTCTTTCTTACCTTCCAGGAAGCGCAGGAGAGACCATTGGTGGTTACTTTGAACCAACAGTAGAGAATCAGGGAACTCTAGCACCAGGCGCATAACAGTCAGGGATTCATCCTTCCCGTTACGGCTGTCCCATAAGTCCCCTAAGAGGACTGGGACGAGGTTCTGTTTCAGGGCATAGGCTAGAGCCTTTGACAGAGGCTTGGCTTGGCTATGTACGTCACCGATGAAAAGATAATGCGCCATGTTGCTACCACTCCTCCTCTGCTATCAATGAATGCTTGAATAACTTCTTTGGGCACATAGGCACCTACATCCCCTCCTCCGCAGTACCCCTCGAACTCAGGGCAATTTTCTATACCTTCAAACCATACCTCAAATGCAGTGTAAGCCTCTACAGGGAGGTTACCCTTACGAGGAAGGCTGTAACTGAAAGCAGAACCTTGCACGGATAGGGAAGTACCATCCCCCAGGATAAGGGGGCAAAAGAAGAAACCCTCTCGCCCTACGGACAGGTATTGAGTGAAACTCATAGGAACCTCTGTTTGAACTGGGACTGGGGCATTTTACGGATGGTCTCAATGATAGGGGTTTGGTTCCGTAGGAACATGATGGCAGGATGGAAACAAGGGTGTTTCCTGTAAACCAAGGCAAACTCCTTAAAGTCCCCTTGGAACTGTTCCACCAGCCATGCTGCTTCTCTCACGGCATGTTGGATGCTCTCTAGCATCCTATCCGCCTTCCCTTTGTAGGAAGGGAAAAACAAGAGGAACTCGTCTAAGTCCCCTCTCAACCACAGTTCCCTTAGGTCAGGGGACTGGTTGTTTACTGCCCTATGAAGGGCGACATAGTTGGGGGATTTTAGCTTAAGTCTGTTGCCCTTGTTATCCTTGAGGATAAACCCTTCTCTTTCTTTGCCAGAGGTTTCCAACAGGGAATCTCGAAGAGATTCTAAGTCGGAAGGCAGGCTTAATGCCGCATTCAGGGGCACTTCTTCCCAGGTCTCTCTGGACACCATGGCAATGTCTTTAAGCAACCACTGGTCACGATAGTCTACCACGACAGGGTTTTCTGGGGTGATTAGCTCTCGTACATACACCAGGTTAGGGTCATGGTCTTCCAGCTTCAATCCGTTCTTGTGGAACGCTTCCCAGTATAAGGGAGCAAAGTCTCCCCCCAAAGGAGCCCTCCTGGTGGAAACTCTCCATGCACCGTTGTGGAAGTACATGGTGGTGAAGGTGCCGTCCCATTTTTCCTCTACGAGGAAGGAAGAGAAGTCGAAACCACCGTTCCCTTCTACTTCACCTAGGTTGAAGAATCGAGGGAAAGCAGCGGAGACTAAGCCCCACTCCCCTTCAGGGGAAACTTGCATTACCACTCCTCTACAGAGGTTAGTCAATGAGTTGTTCTTGGGTGCACTTGCTACGTAGTGTAAGCATACCAGGCTAGGGTCTTCTTCGGAACAGTGAACTTTAACCCCCAACCCTTCAAGGACGGACTCTACTAAGTCTTTGGGGAGGGAGTTCAGCACCCATTCTAGTTTTTTGAACATAGGATTCCTTTGTAGTCGCTCTTAAATGAAATAAAGGTGTCTTTTATGCCAAGGTCGGAGAGAAAGTCTTCCTTGTCTCTAGTTGACCAATAAGAAACAGGTGTACCATAAGCATACAGTTCGACCCCACCAGACCTCTGATACCAGTCAAATAGGAGCCCCCTGAGCATCGCCTCGTGGGACAGGCTGAACATAAGTTTCTTTAGGTTGAACTTTTCCCTGGAACCTTTCAGTTCCACAAAAACTACAGAGGCATCGGGGTCATGGGGTTCCGTGAAGGAAGCAAACCCAGTAATGGAAATCCTGTAACCTTGGGCGCTCAAGGAGGCGATGGTTTCCACCACCCCTGTATAATATTCTTCTACATCTTTCTTGGAAACTGTCCAAGGGTAACAGCAGTCTAAGACGATTTGCAAGAATCTTCCTTTTGTAACAATTTTATCCTTCCTTATCATGCTAGTGGGAGCACCTATAAGATAGGCTGGGACGCAAGGTGTGCCCCCCTCTACAGAGAGTTTGTCCCTACGGCGTACTCCAGTCGAGTATGCTGCCTTCACTTTATTCCGGAGGGAGCTGATTTTTCGAGGGTCGTTGAACACTGCATCTTCCAGTGTGCTCCAGTTGGGGAATCCCAGGGAGACAGCCATGCTGTCACGAGGTTCCCCGAAATTCTGTTCGCGCTTGGAGCCTACCATTAGCAGTTCAGAGAGTGAGTCGAATCGTTCGACTAAAATCTTCTTACCAGTCTTAGTGCCCTTAAAAGTCTTGGTTTTCATATAGCCCCTAAAGAGTATAGAATCATTATAACGTATTTTTTACAAGATGACAAGGGGAAGAGGGAGCGAAGCTCCCTCTTCATATCCTAGATAGCTCGGAGGTATTTGTTTGAGACAGGCAATTGCCCCATGTTAGTCTTAACAGACCGCAGTTCATCCGTCCCAATTCCCTTTAGTAAGGAAATTTCCATTACCGTCTCCAGGCTTAGGGGGCTGTGGCGAAGCTTTTCTATTCGAGTAATGTCTCTATAGGATACTACTCTCTGAATGTCTGACTTGACACAAGCCTGCCGGAAGGCACGGATGAACTGCAGCAGTTCTTGGTCTTCTGTCAACCCTTGCTCGATAGCAGGGCTGTAGTCCACATACACTACCGCAAACCGGTTCAAGGTCGCCCCATCTAGCTGGTTGCGGACATATATTTCGTCGCCTCCACTGCCATAAGTGTTACCTGCTGCCACGACACGAAAGTCCGGGTGAGCTTCACGGTGCCCGCAAGGGAACGGGAAATACCTGTTTGCTAGGGCAGCGTTCATGATGATTAATGCCTCTGGGATGGAGGCATCCACTTCATCTAACATGAATATACCACCTTTGGTGAAAGCTTTGTAGAACTCGGTCTCATGATATCGACCACCCGCGTCAATGAAGCCAGTGAGTTTATACTCTTGAGTCACGGAGTTGGTGAAGTAGAAGTCCATCTCCAAGGCATCTGCCACTTGTTTAACCAGGTGGTTCTTCCCTGTCCCCGCCGGGCCAACCAACATAACAGGCTCTTGAGCTTGTATCAGGATGGACACAGTTTCAAACTGTTCATGGGCAAGTCCTACATTGATGGGCTTCCCTTTGTACTCAAATGAAATTTCCCTCTTTAAGGGTCTAGTTTTTTCCTGAACCAGCTTGATTACATCATCCACGATTTGGGGCAAGTATTGGTCAACGAGGTAGGCTGTCATGTCCTTAGGGGCTGGGGGGGGAGTCCCCACCATCTCAAATGCCAACTTAAAAGTGTCCTCTAGGTTCAAGTCGTCCTTACCGGAAGTCAAAAGAATCATCAACGCTTTCTGAATTCCGGAGACAGTTGTTTTCTCGCCTCCTTTTTCCAAGAGTTCTGCCACAAATACTACAGCAGGGTAGTCCATGTTACTGTAACGGTACTTACGACCGAACTGATTGTTGAAATATCGAACGAGGGCTTTGGCTCGGCTCCGATTAGTTGCATCAGGCATCGGAATACTCCTTAATGGTTTAGTTTGGCTCGTAACACGTTGATTCTTTGTGTGTTTCCCCTGTTTGCGAGGGGATTCGTGGCTCTTAAGTCGCCTCTTTTCTTTGAATACACTTATTATAGCGTATCCTCTAGCATTTGACAACCCCAATTTTCATAGTTGTTGCCCTTTCTCTGATTGCAAGGTTGACAAAGGACTTGACGGTTCTGTATCCTGTTCTTCCCACCCTTACTCTTAGGGATAATGTGGTCAGAAGTCATTAGGACTTCCCCACTGAAAAAGTTTAGGTGCCAACCTTCCACCCCATATTGCCTCTGAACCTTTACGGTGTCAATCCTTAGTTTGCAATGTTGGCAGACAGGTTCTTTATTGAAGAAGGTTCTGACCCTTACAGAGGAAGCTTGGTGGCTGAACCGCACCTTCGCTTGCTCGAAGGTCATGGTTTCTTTGGTTTCAAACCCTCCGTCGCGGAATTGGTCTACATAAGTTTTGGTTAGGCTCTTCGTCTTCTTCTTACTCACATCCCAGGGGGTGTCGGGGAATAGAAAGTGTGCATACACACCGTCGAAGTACGGGGATGTCTGTATGTACTCCCACAACTTGTCTTCCTCTGTGGGTAATGCTCCTACATCGTACTCTAAGATTTCTAAGAACTTGAGGAAGTCTTTGGTGACGAGGTGTCGCTTGCCTCCTTTGGTCTTAGAGTAGAACCCTCCGTCGTCCAGTACGAACGACTTGGTTCCTATAGCAGCGTTGAATAGATTCCTCATATCCCTCCCGTCTATCCTTGGATAGACGTATTATAACATTTCTTGCGGGAAATGACAACTAATATTCGCTGGGGAGCATGACGGTGTTACCACACTGGTAGAGTCTTAAAGGGTTGACCTCAGAATGGCAGAGGTAGTCAGAGAACTCCACTTCGACGGTGAAGACAGGTCTTTCCCCCAAGTCTTCTTGCGCTGTTACAACTGCTCTCCCTGTGTCTCTCACCTGTAGAGTCCACAGAAGGAATGAGGGTTTGTAGGAAGTAACGTGAGACGTGATAATATCCACCAACCACCAACACTGTGCATTGTTAGCTAAATGTGCAACCCCAGGGGTTATAAGGACACCCAGGTGTCGGATTAAGAAGTCCGAGCCGGTAAATTGGAGCAAATCAGAAGCCTTTAACATTCTTCACAAATCCCTTGTTCTCTGGTGAACACTATGCCCTGGTACTCTTGTGGGAAAGCCTCTCTAGCGATGCTAGTGTGAGGGTCAGTCCCCTCCTCCTTGGAACCACTCAGTAGTTGGTAACCGATGGGGCTCCCTCCGATTATACCACCCTCCCAGGAGTCAGCAAACGCTGCGGCGATTCTGACTTCTTGGGAATCGAAGTCTCCTCCAACAATCTTCCACCCATCTGGGGCTTCTATACGGGTCTTTAACTCTGTCCCAATCCTGTAACTCTTAGTGCTGCACATTGTGGCAAAGAGAGGTTCGACCACCCTCCTGGTGGTTGTTCCATGCGGGGTTATAACAGGTATGGTAACAAGGGCATCTTCGCCACACGGGTTGTTGACTTCGATGGCAAACCGCTCACTAACTCTACCCCGGACTGAAGTCCAGTAAGAAATCTCGTTGGCGATACCGAGGACGACTTTGGCTTCATCTAGGTCGGAAGAGAGAATCCCCGCCTCCCCTGCCTTTACAAAGTCCTTGCCTAAGAGACCCCCTACATTTTCCCCGGGTCTCTTAGGATGTGGTACTTTATCCTCATCGGCACCGAAGCACCAGCCCTTGCCATCTATAAGACGCAAGGGTTCTCCCATCCACTTAAGCTTCAGGAGCAAGTGAGCAGCTTTAGTCTTAACACCAATGTCTGAATATTCATCCATGATTAAGGTGGCACACCAGTTCGGAAGGACTTTCCCTTTCCATTCTGGAAATTTCTTAGAGTTCCCAATTATCTTTGGCTTCCAGTCACTCTGCTTGCGCCAGGGGTCACTCTTCGCCCATTGGCTAATATGGGGGAAGTGGGTAAGCTTCTTCTTCTCTGCTTTAGTCATCCCCTCGGTGTCTTTGTTGTAACATTCTAGCCACTCAAGATACTCTTCCATCAACAGCCCACGGCAGATAACCGTCACCTGTTGAAGGCGGTCTTGGTATTCAGTTTCACAGTCCTGTTTCCACTCTTCCCAGTTGGGGGTCAAGGGAACCCTAGAGCCACCTAGGTAAAAGTGTCCCATGAGCGCCACTGGGCTAGGAGTGGAGTCCCTGTACCGAGGGTAGAGGAATTGGAAAAGCTCTGCGGTTAACCAAGCGTCCTTGATAGCGTACATTATCAAGTCTACCAACAGGGGTTGCATTTCTGCCAGGGTCTTAGCTTTGACAAAGATGTCACGGATTAGTTTATCCGCAGGAACCATAGGTTTGGCACCCTTATCCCCATTCCACTTCTTGGTTTCATAGACATGAAAGTTGTACACCTCCACCAAGCTGTTAGTAGAACCAGCTTCTAGCCACTGGGGGCGATATTTCATCTGGTTCCTTTCTTCCTTTGTCAGTAACTCTGGGTCTTTGTTGGAAAGGACGTACAGCCAGCGTTGTCCGGAGGCTAAACCACTATGGGCGATGTGCATAGACAAGGTGTCCAGCCAATAATTCTCCAACCCTGTTTCTAAGGTGTAAGCTTCTTTGGTGCGGACTCTGTCGTAGGATACAAAGTGTCCTATGGCAAGGTTCCCGGTGCCCACAGGAACCATATCTTTGGGTGCCCCTTGCCCCTGAAGGAACTCAGGGGAGAGCCAGATGTAACAGGCTTCTGGGCTAACAGCGGTGCCGATGATAGGGTAGGAACCCCCATTGACGAAGGTTTCGGTGTCGAAGGTGAACACCTTTTCTAGTGGGTGGGGTACAGAGGTAATCCCTCCATCCTTAGCGTAACGAGTCCATCCTGGGACGAGCCGTAGATTCTCCACGGGAGGTACAGGGGGCAATGTGCATTCTACGAACTGTTGGGCTCTGTCAGGGATGTCCCCCAGTTGTTCCAGGGCGATGTTGTTAAAGTGTTCTTGAATGGTGTTCCCTTCGAGGTCTGGGAGTTCATCTAAGACCCATTCGGGAAACGTTAACCCTGTCGGAGCAGGGGGCAAGGGAAAACCTTTCTCCTCCAGCAAGGACTGGCAATGGGCTACAGTGGCTGGGGAGACGTTCCGTAGTGGGCCACCAAACAACTTAACCCTCACCTTTTCAGGAATCATCTCGTAACCTAAACCTTGCTGCATCTAATAACCTCCAGGCAATCTGTATAGATGGGGTCTGACTCAGGGTTGTTGACCCATTGTACCATGTATTCCCGGGAATAACACTCATCACCTTCCCAGTCAGGGTCTTTCCCCCCGAAAATTCTGGGTAATGCGGAATCAGTCCACCATCCCCGGACTAGGGGTAGAGATTCTGACCATATTTCTGGGGAGGAGTAGAGGGAACCCTGGAAGGTTTCTCTTAGACTCCTTAGCAGTTCTGCTCCTTCTTCTTGTATGGGTTCTAGGTTGGGCTGCCTCTTAAGGATATAACCTTGGCTCTCACCGAGGAGGGTTCTTTTGAGCACAGAGGGCAACAGGAAGCTGAAGCTTTGGGCTTCAAAGTCTGAAGCCCTTACAGTGTCTCGAAGAGACACACTCATTACGAGCTTCAGTATAGAGTTAATGGTGATGAAAGCTGGTTCTTCTTCTTCCACCTGTGAAGCAGGTAGAGCCACTCGGTTCCTCCACACTTTGTTCCTTTGCCTCAGTGTGGCAAAGTGGCGTTGGCTGTAGTCGGTGGCTCTCTCCATCCTGTCTATGAGTAATTTGAGCTTGGTTCGGGTCTTGCCGACTTCCTTTCTCACAGATTCCTCAAGGGAGTCTAGGAGTTGTAGTTCCCCTCTAAACTCCTTCAAGAGAGCTTCAAACCGTTTTTCATCGTTGTTTAACAACGTCTCCAACTGTTCATCCCAACTTGACATCGTAGGTCTCCTCTCCTGTAACAGTTAACGAGAACTTCTTTTTCTGGTCTGGGTCGCTGAGTTTGTACACTTCCCCTACAAATTGTTCCAAAGATAAGTCCAGCAGGAAATTGTTGGAAGGTAAGGGTACCTCCACCAACCCAAAGTCATCTTTCCAGTCTGGGGGGAGGTGTTGTCGCAACACACTGTTAATCCATGTGTTGACCTCGAAAGAGGTTTCCACCTCTTTCCTGGACTGAAAAACTCCTTCCTCCCGTTTTTCCATCCTGAGTGCCATTCGGTTCTCAAAGACCACCAGCAGGTCTTCGTCTTCCCTGGCAAACATCACTAAGCCTTCCACCGAGAGGTTACTCTTGACGCTTTCATCTACAAGGTCATAGAATCCATCTGCCATAACAGAGGGTGGGATTCCCAAGAGTTCGCTAACCAGGGCGAATAACATAGGGTTGCTTAAAATCTTGTGAATAGGTAAGTAAACTGTTTCGTCCATGTTGTGTCCTTATGGTTCCCTTGTCATTATACGAGGTCTTTCAATAAGCGCTGCTTAACCCCTTTGCTGGCCAAGGGCTTTAGAGGAACAGTCCCTGTGGTTAAAGTCTTCCACTTCCCTGTCCCAAAGTAGAGGAGGGTTGCACCCTCACGCAGCCATCTTTTACCAGTGGAAGTGGTCTTCCGTAAATCATCCCCTTTTATGGTAGCGGCGAACACCGAACCTTGGTAGTCCCATACACACAGAAAGGTTTCTGAGGAAACCTTCTCCTGACGTTGGGCTAAGACTAGCTTGGTGGGTTTGTCAAACAAAGCTCCCTTGGTAGTTGGGGGGAGGCGTTTAACCCACCCTTCTTCCGAGAGGACGATTAGCTTATCACCTCCAGGGATGATAAGGTTGGCTCCTCTAGCCCCCTTCAATTGTTCGACTGTACCCTTAGCTTGGTTGACTTTTAAGAACCGTGTCTTGGGCACTGCAGGCTTCTCCTCCTTCTTCTTCTCCGGAGAAATGCCCTTAATTAACTTGCTCTTTCTGGCATTTCCGTGCCGTTTAGCCAGTTCTTCTAGTTCTTCCCGCAAGAACTGATTTCTTTTCTGCTTGCTCTTAATCCGAGAATTGGCAAGAGCTAACTGGCTCTTCAGCTTCTTCTCCTCTTGCCCCAAAGTCTTAAGGTCTAAACCTGTTAGCTGGTGTAACCTCATCTGGAGAATGGCGTTGGACTGGTTGGGAGTGAGTTTGAACTCAGACTCTAATGCTTTAGCTGCTTTGTCTTTATTATCCGAAGCTCGGATGATTTGCAAAACTCTGTCCAGGTTCTTGGGGACGAGGAGGAGTCCGCTTACAACCTCTATCCGTTTAGCGAGCTTCTCTGCTTCGGCAATAAACTGTAATACTAATGTACTATCTCTCCATACCACCCACTTGGAAATAATATCTCTAGGGCTCACGGAAACAGGAGCTAAGTTTTCAATGACAACGGTGTTGGCAGAGAATACCTTCTCTAGCTTAGTGTACTTCCACAGGTAAGGGAGGACATCCCCTTCCTTGTAAACTACAACCAGGCGGTCACCTGTCCTGTCGGACTCGTCCCGCACCTCCACAATCCCTTCAATTAACCCTTTCTCGACTGCGGAGCGTATTTCCTCAGAAACGCTCTCTGTGTCTGCCTGATAAGGCAGGTTGGTGAACACCAGTTGTTTCCAATTGGCTTTCCTCCCACTTCTCACCACCACCTCTTCTTCAACGGAAGCTCTCATCCGAATAGAGCCTCTCCCTGAAGACAGGTATTCATCTAAGCCAGCGTCTTGGATGATGTTACATCCAGAGGGGAAGTCTGGTGTGAGGTGGCTGGGGTCGCAAGGTAACCCTTCTAACTCGTCCAGAATAGCCTTTACCACTCCCCTGAGGGAATGTTGGGGGATAGAGGTAGCGTAACCTACCCCAATACCTTCAGAGCCTTGAATAAGGATGTTAGGAAGCCGTGAAAGGAAGCGAACAGGTTCCTTCAAGGAACCGTCGTAGTTATCCTTCATCTCACACAGGTCTACCTGCGAAAGAAGAATATCTTCTGCATAAGCAGAGAGCCTGCACTCTGTGTACCTGCTGGCGGCTGCCCCGTCCGTGGGACTCCCCCAGTTTCCATGTCCGTCGATGAGGCAATGGTTGTTGCTGTAAGGAGCAGCTAAGGTTACCATAGAACCATAGGCGGAACCGTGGGGGTGATATTTGCCCATGGTCTCCCCTTCCACCCTGGCAGCTTTCATGTACTTCCCTTCTGGGGAAAGCCCCAGTCCATGCATGGCATACAGAATTCGCCTATGAACAGGTTTTAACCCGTCGTAGAGGTCGGGTAGAGCTCTGCCAACAATAACGCTCATTGAATAGGAAAGATAACTTTCCTTCATCTCTGCTGAGAGAGAGACAGGTTCTAAGGTCATAGGAGATAGTCCACCATCTTATCAATTAGTACACGGGTCTGGGGTTGGTCTTTGCACCAGTACTGGGTCAAGGTTACTCCCCTGACCTTTAAGGTCACTTTTACAAATCTTCCTTCTGGTGTTGGCTCCCATTCAAACTTGTCTATGGAGCCAAACACATTCTCTAACTTTGATTCAACTTCTTTCATTGCCCAAGCAGGTCTGGATAACATGCAACTATGTTGCGGACTCTAGTTTCCATACCCCTCAGCCAGGTGGGGTCTTGTACCCTCTCAGCCCGATTGCGAGCCAAGGTCTCTGGTGAGACCTCTAGTAAGTCCACCACCACCTCCGCACCTTTGTACTTTATATCTCGGAAGAAGTCGAACATGGGGCGGTTCATGAACCGTTCCCCTTCCCAAAGGAACGACCATTCCTTGGTCACAAGGATGCCACCGATATCAACTGGACTGTGTTCAAGGACGTCCAGAAGGAACTGTCGGACAGAAGAACCACAACTCTTAGAGAGTGTGTCTGTGCCAGGAAACTCTACACCAGGGGCATAATGACCGAAAACCAATGTACGAAACGATGGGTAGAGCCACGCTGTTATCGGTTGTGGCTTCTCCTCAGGGTCTTCTTGAGGGTGCTTCCACGAACGAAGTTCATACGCCCCACCCATAACAGAAAGCTTGTCTTTCATAACAGTGCTCTTTCCGGAACCAGGTACACCAATCAACCCTTTAATCTTCATACCATTCTCCTAAGATATCTTGCTTCAAGATTAACGCTACTAACTCTTCGGAGTCGGAGACAACAGCCAAGTCACCATTGTCTAAAACAACTCCCTTACCTTTCCATTCTACCCATCCGGCAGAACGGGTGAAAACTTTAACCATGGTATTTTGCGCTGTGGCTGAAGTGCAGGTCGTCATGGCTGGTGGGGGCATTACGCAGTTTCAGGTCACGGGGACGAGGGGAAGTTAACCCTTCCTCTAAAACTTGTTCTACAAAGTTATGACAAGCTTTACGATACTGGAAGGTGCGAACCCTGGTACGGAAATTTTCACCAGGGACGGGGTCTTTGAAAGTGCGGCTCATAGGTCTCTCCTTAACCTTAACTGAACTCATTATAACATACTTTTCTGAAAAAGTAAAGTACCTGGTGTGCTGCATGCCGTGCAACTGCTCCCAGACTAGAGAGTAACACCTGGTGTGGGTAGTATTCTTTCTCCCAACATGGAGCAAGGGATGTTTAATGCAGCTTCACCTTCTTTCTGTAGGGTACAGAAACCACTCTCTGCCTTTGCAAAGGCATCATGTAGGTCTACACTTCCTGCCCTTATCTGCCCAAGCCTAATTTCTGACACCCTGACACTGAGCCAAGTGTTGTCCCCCACTAGCAGTTGTAAGACCCCTTCGTTAATAATTAAGCAAGGTTCGTCGTAGGACTCCATATACACACCCACTTCCCGTTCCACTCGTAATAAGACCCTTCATGGAACCAAAGGTCTCCTGCACTAAGGTTCTGCCCCGGAGCGGACGGTTGCAGAAAGACCTGTAGCCCATTATGAAGGGTTCGGCTCCCCTTGCTATCCAGGATAACCTGGTCAACCATTAACAGCTTGTTGAACATACTAAGCAGCGAACCGCACTTAGAGCATTTCATAGATTCTCTCCATAATAACCTCTTCCCATACATCGTGGCAAGTAAAGACGCTTTCTTCCACTAGCCTCTTCCAGTTTCTAGGGAGGTTATACCAGTCTTTGCCCTCTAGGTCAAGGAGGAACTCCATTCCACTTAGAGGGAATATCCCAAGCATAAATGCTTTGATGGGGGCGAAGGAGCGGTCGTTCAGGATGACCCCGTTGTGGATGTACAGGGAAGGAAAGGGCACCCTGACTATCAGGCTTTCCACATATCGGGAAGGGTTGGCTGGCAAGCCCCCCACTGTGTAAGCTAGGAGTTCTTTAGCTGTTAGGTTTCTTGTGTGAATCTTAGGTCTTTCCATTAGGCAAGGTGGCTGAACTGTTACAGCAATTATAACACTCCTTGCCCTAAATGGCAAGGGTCTATGCCTAAAAATTCTAACCTCGAAGTTAAGGCTCCTAAGTCCCTCTTAGGTGGGTGTGGGAAAGACAAGTCTGGGTCTAAGGGTAGCACCAAGGAAAGGTTCCTTCGGAACCTTTCACCACCACCTTCCTCCCTGCCTTCTGCGAACCTTTGGAGAGCGGTGAAGTTCACTGCTCCATCTGGCTGGACTGCTTCGTAGATTTCCTTGGCAGCAGTTTTACCCCCGACCCTGGCAAGACCTTTGATGTTATCAGAACTATCCCCCGACAAGGCTTTCAACAAAGCTAGGTGCCAAGGGTGGCTGATGCCATACTCTTCCATCACCTCATTAGGGGTGTAGGTCTTCCACTTCCTGCTAGAGTTGAATAGCTCTACAGTGACTGTGGGGGAGCAGTGCTGCAACAAGTCTTTGTCACAGGTTAGGATGGTAAAGACAGACCCTTCGGGGGCACAATCTAGGAGCCCAGAGATGATGTCGTCTGCTTCAAATCCTTCCACCGAAACTATGCTGTAAAGGTGGCGGAGCAGGTTCAACGTTTCTTTGGCTTCCAGGTAGAAGGACTCTTCCTTCTTTTCTCTGTTGCCCTTATATGAACCCTCCTCTCCCTTTCTCTTACTAACACCGGAATCAGCGCAAATAATGACTTCCCCTGGGTGTTTTTTAGCAAAGGAAGTTATGCTCCGGATTGTGGAGAAGATTCCAGTTGTGGGTATTCCTGTGGGACTTCTAAAGTCCTTGCCAGCCCTGTGTAGGGCATTCCTGCTGCGATGGAACACCGCATAGAAGTCAACCAGGATGTAATTAGACAAATCTACCACTCCCTCTGTAGATTTCAGTACATGCGGTTATCATTTAAGCTTTCCTCCAGGATTTTTGTAACTTTTGCAAGCCCATCGACTAGAGCCTCATCCTCCATATTGTTTATGGCAACATGAGACAAGGCGCAAATACCATCTATCTTGTCTGCGTCGCTAGGCAGGTGCTCCTGCATAATGCTGGCAGCCAGATTTGGTTGCCCCTCTAATACTAGCTTCATGAACCGTGTTTTCCAGTTAGACACAGGGTATCCTCAATTAATGAAGGTGGGATTAAGGTCACAAGTTCCGACCAGTCCTGATTGGCTATAGCCAATCGGCAGCGACTGCTGCTAGGGTCAGATTCTTCCCTCCTCAAGAGAAAAGTGTCGCATTTGAAGAACTTCCTTAAGGCTCGACCTAGGTTCTCTTGGTCTTGACCCAGGCAAACCACGGTCTCTTCGTCTATAAAACTGTTCCTGAAGGGAGTTTTACAGGGCAAAAACTGAACCCTAGGGTCAGGGCAGAGCTTGCGCAACAAGTGTAACCTCACTTCAATGGGCAGGTTACCCTTACCCTCGGAAACCATCACAACGACCTCTTGACCCATTACTAGCAGGGTGTTAAAGAGAGCTAGATGCCCTAGGTGGGGTACGTTGAACCTGCCGAAGGTAACTGCTCTCTTAAACACGGGGAACTCCTTAGTGAACTATACTCATTATAGCTCATCCAAGGGGAAATGACAAGGGGTCAACCTAAACTTTCAAAGGCAGGGACATCCAGGCTCTTGGTGCAATAGTGATTGGGCTTTAACTCCAATTCCTGGATTTGAGTCATCACCCTCAGGGCTTCATCAAAGTTACGGGCGATATTGTCCGGGGTCTTTTGGGAATACACAAACTCGTCGCGGGAGCCGTCCCAAATCAACACCTCTCGTTCCTCGACAGGGTCGGGTTGGGAAACTAAGGTGAGGTTGGTGCAAAGACCGCCTAAGCCACGGAATTCCGTAGGAGCGGATAACCACGCTTTGTGGCAGAACGGAGAGTCGGAGCTGATTGCCCACACAGTGCATCCCAGCTCCTCGAACTTGGGGACTAAGGGGTCGAGTTCCAGCATTTCCACAGGGCAGACATGGCTGAAGTCGTGGGGATAGTACACCAGCAGACTATAACGCATGAGGGGAGAATAGAACATCTCTGTCTCGGTCAAGGGTTGGATACCCTCGTTTAATGAAACTTTGTACATTGGGCTTAATGCGGTGACTTCACACTTATTATACGGCTTTGATTATAAAGTTCAGAGCTAGGTAAGGGGGCATGTTGTTGTGAGCTTGGCCACCGCCTGTGTTACCCACAGAGACACCCTCAGAGTTGATGGAAATATTTGTCCCGGAGGTAGAAGTAGTCTCCGTTTGGTTCTTCTTTCCGAACTCGTCAGGTGAAAAGTCGGTTCGGCTAGGGGAGGCAGTGCCGTCACTCCCTACCCAAGTGTGAGAGTGTCCTGGGTCTGACACACCATGGGAGTGTGGGGATGTAGGGTGGGAGTGAGGGGGAATCTGGTCGACGTTGAGTGTTACATTGGCTTCACCTCCGACAGAACCCAGCCCGTAAAGAGAACCGGCACCTAACGGGAAACGATTCCTCATGTCAGGTAAGTTGAAAGCAGCAGGGGCACTGGCATTGGGATTACCTACCAACACCCTGTACAACTCTAAGTATGTGGTGCCATTGACTGCCCTGCCGTCGCACCACAGCCAGCCCTCTGGTTCGGAAGCGAACCCTATATAAGGAAGCATGATTCCTATAGGGATATTGGGGACAGACACTACCCTCCAAGTCCCATCTCTTCTTAGAAACTCGGTGGTCGAGCCTGCACTGTAACCGGAGAGCCTGTTTGTTGAAAGAGTGCCACCTACATCAGTAAACTGTAGATTAAGGGCAGTCTTGATGGCGAAAGTTGTATTACTGTCCAGGGAATTGATATTGCTCAACCTGGTGGAGTTGTTGGTTCTAGAAAGAATGGTGTTGTTCCCCAACACCAGCTTTCCATCTATGGGCAGGGAAAACTCTTTGGTAGAGGAGTTGTATGTAAACCCTGGTTCACCCTTGACGGTGGAGTTGTTCTCCCACACAGCAATCTGGTGGGTCAAGGTTGAACCGTTGGTTCTAACCTCTGCCAGGGAGCCAGGGGGAGAACCTACAGGGTAGACTCTGCCAAAGGAATCCTTCATGTACAGGTTACCGTCCACTTGTGGGAAGACGGTGTAGCTCCCTAAGGGAGGGGTTGCAGGGTCGGTCTTCTCGGTTAAAGTGAATTCTGCTGTAAATAGAGCTCTGTCTTGTAAAGTCATGGGGAATAAAGGTATGCTACGAATCCTTCCGGAAGCAGAAGGCTGAACTGTTCTAGAGGAGACCAACCTGCCCCTGAAGGGGCAGACCCTTCTTGGAAAAAGTGGACGGAGCCTTGCAAAGGAGTTCCTACAGGACTTCTCCATTTGCCATCCCCATGCCACACTGTAGAGGCATTCGCCCCTCTTCCATAATCAAGGTTGGTGGGGGGAAGGTTACCTACAACACCTGTTTCTAAAGGTAACCCTGTGCCATTTTCTAAGGTTATTTCCGGGCTGTTAGAGAACACTAGGCTCCCTGTACCTGTACCGTCTTTTACCTGGACTCTGAGTGTTGCGGATGAATTAAAAGTCATTGTGGTAACTCCGTGAGAGGGATAAAAGGTAAATGTTACATTCCCTTATAGTCCCATTTCTTCTTCTTCTCTATATGCTTCCTGTAGAACTCTTCTGTTACTGGAACAAGGAGACCATCCAGTTTTATAGCCCATTGGTCCTTTTCAATCATCCCACCAAACCCTAACTCCTGATAAACTCTCACCCTCGCATCTCCTCCGGAATCTTGGCGATAAGGGAGTTCCTCTAGGGCTTCACTTACCTGGGGGGATAGTTGTACTCTACAAGTTTTTGTAGAGGAAATACAACCCATACCACAGGATTTACCAGTCTTACACTTTTTGGGAGCCATGTCTACACATCCGTCCAGTATGGGCAATGGGCTAGGAAGGCACCGATGTTAGTCCCTTTATGCCCAGGGTTCTTCTTTAAGTAGGATTCAGAGGAAACCATCATGTTATTACCCTCTCCAGAAACAACTACAAGGTAGTCTTTCCCAGAGATTGCTTTAGCGATTCTTTTCATAGTAAGTTATTCCTTTAGATTACAGATAGTTTGACGTTGTTTTCTCTAGCCCAGTCTCTGATGAAGGGAGTGGCTTCTGCAGAGGGGAGAGTAATGGACTCTATGTCAGACGGTTTGACCTGGTCGTGAATCTGAGCTTCTAAGTATACAGAACTGAACATCAAAGTGATGTCCCTTGTACTGCGGGCACGGGCTAGTTCGGACAGATACTCTTTAGCAAACTGGTCTTTAGCTGTAACATAGCTAGCAATGTTAAAACTCCCAGCGGGAGGTGTGTTCGCAGCTATTCCAACGGAAGGGCTGAAGCTGTCATCTAGTGTATTAGAAGTCCTCTCTTTGACAGAGTTCTTCAGGGTGATACGAACAGAACCGTATTGCCCCAAGGTTGTAACTGGGTCTGTAGGAGATGCCAGAACCCCATATACTGGGCGATTCTCAGCAGGTACATCCCTCCCAATCTGCAATGTCGTTTCTTCCACTTCAGTTCTTCTATCTAGTCCAGACAGACCCCTGGTGGTTTTTGTTTCAAACTGGGTTTTGAACCTTGACTTCAGTATTTGTTCTAGAGTTGCTCCATCTGGGACTTGAACTCTCACTTCAGCGTCTCTTAGGACTTTTTCTACCCTCTCCTCCGCTGCCCTTACAACCCTTTCTCCAAACTTAGCCACCAGTTCCTGCCTTTCTCTTGCGAGAAGCGCTTCCCTCTTCTTGGAGCCATCCTTAAAAGTGGGAGGGTAGGTTATTTCAGGGATTAATGCCCTTCTCTCTTCCAAGGAGATAGAAACCCCTAAGGGAAAATCCTTTTTGCAAGCTTTACTGGTGGCAATACAGCTAGCCCCACAGCTATAGCCCTTTGTACATTTTCTTTTAACCATTTAGGTTAGCCCTCATCCACTCTTTTACATATTGACTAGGTTCCGTACCGTCGATGTACTCGATGGCAACAATGTCTTCTGGTGTAACTGTGCCGTGTATCT